AACATTCTCTTCAAGATTGCAGGCACCGAATACGCTTGCGACGCTAACTCAGTCGTACTAGAGCTAGGCGACGCCCCTGGCGACGTCCAGACTTTCTGTGAGGTTCGTGTTGGCGGCGAGTGGTCTCTTACCCTTGCAGGTATCACTTCAGGCGAGACAACATCTCTCTACCAGGTGCTCTGGACTAACTTCGGTTCAGACGCATCATTCCTAATCGCACCTAACGGTAACGCAACCGCAACAGCCAACGAACCTCACTACGAGGGAACCGTTGTATTCAACCAGTTGCCACCACTCAACCTCACTTCAAACGAGGTAGTGCAGTTCTCTGTAACGCTACGTGTCAAGAACACTGGCCTCGACGTTGCAAGCAACTTGTACTACGGTGTCGAACTAGTCACTGCCTAATAAAAATGGCCGGTGAAGACGGTATCAAGGTAGACGGTCTCGGTGATGTACTTCGAGCTCTAAAAGCAATTGGAGTCCCTGCCGCAGAGGTCAGTGCCGCGTCGCAACAGGCTGCAGATATTGTAGCCTCGAGCGCGCGCACCTTGGTTCCCGTCAGATCAGGTGCACTACGTAGCACCATACGCTCCAAGAAACAGGCGCGTAAAGTGCTAGTGAGTGCCGGTAACAATACAAAGGTGCCGTACGCCAATGCAATACACTGGGGTTGGTTCTACGACCGCAATAACTTTGTACAAAAAAACATTATGCCTAACCCATTCTTTAGTCGGGCTTTGGGCATTACTCGCGAAGAGGTCTACAAGACTTACTTCGAAAACATAAACAAGCTATACAACCGGTATAGCAAAGGAGCACCGAGAGGCGACCAATGAGTAACACAGACAAAACTATTCTCGACGTCCTAACCATGGACGAAATCGAGCAGTTAGAAAAACTTACTGGATCATCAGTAAACGCACTATTCGGCAAGGGCGAATTCCCTGGTCGAGCACTCAAGTTTCTAGTGTGGCTATTGCAGCTACGCACAGACAAGAATGCGAAGATTGAAACAGTTGGCTCAATGACATTTACTGAAGCAACTAACTGGGTAACGGAGTATCTTGCCGACCCAAAAGCACCAGCCTAAAAGAGAGTGCTGACCGAATGGCGCAGTTCTGTATAGCAACAGGACAGACTCCCGAGGTGTACCGCTCTTTGACGCTGCAAGAGTACAGGGCTTTCATTGAAGCCTTTGAAGAGAGGTTTCGCTAATGAGCTTGATTCTTAACGTCGAAATCCTTGGCGAGTTTAAGAAACTAACAGCGGCTACCCAGGGCGCACAAGGCTCTCTCAATGGGCTAAATAAAAAAGCAACCTCCATTAGCAAGTCAATGACCAAGGCTTTCGCCGCTATCGGTATTGGACTATCTTTCAGAGTTCTGGCTAACGAGCTCGAAGAAGCAACCAAGGCCGCTGTCGAAGATCGTAAGAGCCAAGAGTTGCTCGCCCTTGCCATGACAAACACAGGCAAGGCCACCGACGCAACCGTCAAATCTGCTGAAGACTCTATTGCCAAAATGCAGATTCAGGCCGGTGTTGCGGACGACAAACTCAGGCCAGCGTTTCAGAAACTATTTATTGCTACCGGCGATGTCGCACAGTCAAACAAACTTATGCAGATTGCCCTTGACGCTTCTGCTGCTACCGGCAAAGACCTCGAGACCGTAACGCAGGCCATGGCTAAAAGCCTGGCAGGAAATGACGCCGCGCTTGCCAAACTTATTCCAAGCCTAAAAGGCTCTAAGAACCCTATTGAAGAAATGGGTGCCGCGTTCAAGGGTGCCTCAAGTGAGGCCGCGAACCTCGATCCATATCAGCGCATGCAGGTTATCTTTGGCGAGATTCAGGAAAAGATTGGCACAGCTCTTCTACCAGTCTTGGACGACTTGGCCGCTTGGCTTATGTCCCCTCCTGGACAAAAGCAGTTGCAAGAGATAGCAGACGTGGTGCAGGAATTGTTGGTTAGCTTTGCAGACACGGCTAAATGGGCAGTCGCAAACAAAGACTGGCTATTACCGGTTGTGGCAGGTATCGGCGCGATAACTACGGCAATCAAAGTGGCTAACGCGGCCATGCTAATCTTCAACGCCACTACGTTGCTAAACCCTCTTGTACTTGCCGGTGCCACAGTAGCTGCAATTCTGGCAACTCCAGGTAGCGCACCTAACACAAATTCAGGCAACGCAAACAGAGACATAAATGGAAACATTAAAGTGACTCGACCCAATGCCCCAATGATTACTCCAGTTCCGTCTGTACCAAAAGCGGGTTTCGACTTTACTCGAGGCATAACGAACAACGTTACTATCAACACTCCTAAAGTAGACGCTAAAGAAATTGTGGACACTTTGAACAGGGCAACTAAGAACGGTTTCACCGGCAACATCAGAGCTCTCAAGGAATAGCCATGGCAGTCATAGCAGACTTCGACATCGCAACCGACCTAAAGGTCGAGATGTATCTACCTCAAGGCGTGACCAACGTGTTCGTTCTTGGTATCAGTTTGCTAAACGGCCCAGACGTTCTAGGCACCGACGCTTCAGGCACCCTTGAGTGGCAGGACTTAGCTTGCGAAGTAAACAGAGTGCAGACAAGTATCGGCGGATCTATAGCCTCAAACGTTTACTTTCAAGCAGACTCAGGCAAAGCAAACATTCAGCTGCAAAGTTGGACATTCGACCCAAACAACTATTCATTCATTCGCCCAGGCACACAAGTTCGAGTGAGACTCTCAAAAGGTATTTACGATCGAGTTATCTGGTCTGGCACAGTGGACAACATTGAAGTGACCTATGCACCTGACCAGCAGAATCAAATAACTATCCAAGCAACAGACTTGTGGGCTTTGCTTGTAAACCGTCGATTCGATTACTTACCCTCAACTCCGCTACTACCAAGTGACGCTATTGCACTAGCAATCAACGAAGTCGCCGCAACAGGGTTCACTATCCCATTCGACGGATTCAGTATCAACCCAGAATGGTACATGACCGGCACCCAAGCCCTAAACACAACATTCGGAGCCGTAGCAGCTGACTGCCTCACCACAGGACTGGGCTTCATTCACATCGACCCAAACACCGGCTACCTAATCTACAGACCTCGAGCAACTAGCGGAGTGCCAATCTACACAGTCGGCAATAACCATGGCGACCCTGGACACCTATGCATGGCTGACCTCGACTCAGTCGTCCAATCAGAAGACATTTACAACACAGTCCTAGTAACCCAAAAGTATGCCGTAACACCGTTTTCTCAGCTCTACACAGATCAAGATTCAATCGACCTATTCGGACAACGTTCAGAAGACTTTACGGTGGACTTATACGATATTCTTGACGCTGACGCTTGGGCTAATGCCGTGTTTACACCTAAGCCAGTGACCATAGTCCAATCAGTTGTCACGCCGGCAATTGACCGATTCCGCGACCTAACAGAAGCCGTCGAGTTTATGCCAGGCGATTATGTTGGCGTGTACTACGTGACAGATAACATTGACATACAGACTAACTACACAATAACCAGGGTGCGTCATAGCATTGACGTGAACAACTGGTTCACTACCCTAGAGACATGGAAAGAGTTCTAAATGGCCGGCTGGTTTGACTTTGTAAACGGACAGACGCTACCAGCGTCTCAAGTCCAGAACTACCTAATGGATCAGACCGTTATGGTCTTTGCCGACGCGTCGGCTAGAACAGCCGCGCTATACGGCGTGGTAACTGCAGGAATGGTCAGTTACCTAATTGACACAAATAATTTATGGTTCTACACAGGAAGCGCATGGACTTTAGTTGCACCGGCGATTCCAGATTCACTCAGCCCAATTCTCTTGATCGGAGCATAAACACATGGCAATCACATACAAAGTACTCGGACAGACACACCCAGCCGGTACTGCCGAAACAAACGTCTATACAGTTCCAGCGTCTACTCAGGCAATCGTCTCAACTATGTCAATCTCAAACCTAAGCGCGGCTTCCGCTAACGCTCGAGTCTGGGTAAGAATTGCCGGTGCAGCGACTTCGTCTGTAAACGCAATTCTTTATGATGTCCCAGTTGCCGCTAACAGCGTCGCAGCGTTCACTCTTGGCCTAACTCTCGGTGCAACCGATATCGTGACCGTTCGGACCGGTACCGGATCAGTTCTTACGTTCCAACTATTTGGAAGTGAAATTAGCTAATGAGCGTAACCGTATTCCCCGCACCAGCGGCCGCAAGTTCAAAAATTCAATACATTGACTTTGTTACTGCAACAGGATCATGGGTTTGCCCAGCCGGTGTGACAACCGTAGAAGTAATTCTTTGCGGCGGCGGTGGCGGCGGTCAAGGTGGCGTACCGGCAACAACTACTGGTGGCGGCGGTGGTGGGGGTTCGCTTTATTACACAAAACTAACAGTAGTCCCAACTACGTCTTACACAATCACAATCGGTGGCGGTGGTGCCGGTGGTGCCGGTGGTGCACTTGGTAATGGAACAGCTGGAACTAACTCATCTTTTGGAGCACTTTTGACGGCAACTGGTGGCGGCGGTGGCGGTAATGGATCTACATCTTTTGGCTATGGCGGTAGCGGATCAGGACTGGGTGGCTGGGGTGGCTCTGGAGCTGCAGGGCTTACACCGTTCTATGGGTTCCCCGGCGGACAAGGATCATTCGGTTACGGCTCAGGTGGCGGAGGATATTCACAATCACACATAACACCCGGAACAAACGGTGCTGGACGTGGAGGTTCCGGATCGGGAGCATATAGCACCGGTACAGCCGGGGCTGCAAACTCGGGCGGTGGCGGTGGTGGCAGCTACGGTACCGCACCAGCCGGCGGTTCCGGTATCTGCATTATCAAGTATTGGGCATAAGGAATAGATCATGGCGCACTTTGCAAAAATTGAGAACGGCGTAGTCACTCAGGTTGTTGTAGTAGACAACTCACAAGAACTACAAGGCGAGCAATACCTAAACAGCCTTGGCCTTGAGGGCACCTGGGTACAGACTTCATACAATGCCAACTTTGGCAAGAAGTTTGCAGCGATTGGCGACACTTACGTTTCAAGCACAGGAAACTTTAAGTCACCACAACCATTCCCCTCATTCAAATGGAGCGCAACTGACTGGGTTTGGAAAGCACCCAAAGATTATCCAGCGGACGGAAATGCCTATGTATGGAACGAAGAAGTAACCGACTGGGTAGCAATTTAAAATGCCTGAAACAACCGACAGAGAGCTGCTAATCACAATCATCAAAGACCTTGCAACACTCAAGGCCGAGATGAACGGCTACAAGCAACTCGAGCGCGACGTCCGTGAATTACAAAAGAAAATCTATTTATTCATGGGCTTCGCCGGTGCTATCGGTGGGTCAATCGTGGCAATCGCACAGGGAGTAATGACCAATGTCTAAGCAAGTAACCGTCCAAACATTCCACCCAGCCAAGGTCTCGCTAATGAGCGACAAGTTCGGCACACACTCCGAGACTCGCAAGAAACTAGGACTCGGCCCACATCGAGGCTTGGACTACTCTGTGCAATCAGGCACACCGCTAAAAGCAATCGGATCAGGCCGAGTCAAAAACATCGGACACACAAGCGTTCTGGGCTACTTCATGGAAATCAGTGCACCGGTCATAGTCAAAGGCAAGCTCGAGGTCAAAATCTTTGGCTACTATCACCTGCTAGAAGACCAAGAGCAATTCTGGAAAGTTGGCGACGCTGTAATTGGCGGCGAAGTTATCTGCAAGTCTGGCAACACCGGCTCTGCCACATCAGGCGCACACCTGCACCTAATGGCCGGCGAAAAAATCAACCTGGCAACCAACCCAGTCGAAGACCCACTAGCCCTAATCGAGGCAACACTCACGCCTCAGACCATAACCGTCGAAGAGGAAGCGAAACCAGTTGTCAAGAAAACAGCTGCTAAAAAGCCTGCTAAAAAGTAGCCCAATCAAAAGAGTGCTCCGTGTCGGCGCATTCGCTGTAGGGGCAGGAATCGCCTTTCTAGGGGCTGGAAGCATTCAAGGGCTACAACCACTCGAATCTGCCCAGTTCGGGGCTACAGGAGCCGTTCTAGGGCTTGGCATGGCACTTCTATTCACCTACGCTGGCAAAGGCCGTGTCCCAGACGAAGACTTCGACAACTCAATCAACTCCGCAATCGAAACGGTCAATTCCAAGACCAAGAAAAGTGACAAGTAAGCCCTATACTGTGAGCACCTATCACAGAAAGGCCTGACATGGCATTCGACCTATCACTCTACGATCCAGTAGAAAACCGCATTCACGAATTCTGGAAAGACCACGGAGCCGGGCGTATCCACACCGAAATCGTGCTAATCAACGAAACCGAAATCGTAATTAAAGCCAGCGTTTACGCAGACCAAGAAGACCCTCGAGCTGTAGCAGTTGGCTTCGCCCAGGAAACACGCAAATCAAACCCAGTCAGTTTCGTCGAAGTATGCGAGACCAGCGCAATCGGTCGCGCCCTGGCAAACCTCGGTTACAGCCCAAACATCAAGAACAAATCTTTGCGAGCAAGTCGTGAGGAAATGGAAAAGGTAAACCGTGGCGAAATACACAACGTTCGAGAATGGGAAACCGAACTCGACGTACTCAAAGCCGAAAGAAACTTGGTCGGTCTACGGGCACTCCGCAAAGACGCAGTTAGATCACTGGCCTCGAAAGAGTTCATTGACGCCATTGACGCAGCTGGAAAAGAAATCAGCGACACGCCGTAATTGAAACGCCTCCCGGCACACAGAAACCAGGAGGCGGTGGCTAGGATAAATCCGGCCACAACCCAAATCATACAGGAAAGACACACAGATGAGCGCAGAAGCAATGAGTGCCGTATTACACCACTCGCCAGCCACAGGCACCGCCAAAGTAATTCTCTTGGCAATCGCCTGGCACACAAATGACAACCCAGAGCTCGGTTGCTACCCATCACAAGAGACACTCGGCAAGTACGCAAACACGTCGGTTAGAACCGTTCGACGCGCCTTGACCGAGCTCGAGTACATGGGGGAAATTGAGATCGTAAGACACGGCGGAATCGCGGCAGGGTCATCACCGACTAACCGTTACTTCATCAGAACGGACTGTCCAGAATGGTGTGATAACACTCTCTGGCACCGAGACTTATCCACAGGCCGTTTAGTATTACAGGACATTCTTGACCGCAATACAGGACATTCCTGACATCATTAGCGGACACTTGTGTCCTACAAATAAAACTTAATAATAATTAAATAAAACTCTTAAATAATCATATTAGAAAGCCTGTGGATAACTTCCACAGAATCACAAGAAAAGAGCACAGAATGCCAATAATCGAAGTAACCGGCAAAGTAGCAAAATCACTCGCCACACAGACCGGCAAAGGAATCATCAAGTTCTGGGAAAAGTCAGACTTCAGAGGCCAAGAGAAATTCGTACTCTGGACAGCCTGGTTCGACCAGCCACAGCTACACGTTGGCGAGAACGACGAAATCGCAATCAACGGCCGCCTATCAACCAAAATGAGCACCTACACCGCAAAGACCGGTGAAGAGAAAACAGGCGTCGAACACCACCTAAACGACTCAGTAATTATTCGACACGTCGGAACAGGAACCGAACCTGCAGCATTCGTCCCAGACGAGGAGGTGCCATTCTGATGAAAATTAGAACAGCCGACGATGTGCAGCTCTTAGTCGAGGACTTCAACTGGCTTATGGACCACAGCCTTGAAGAGATTCGAAACCTGCTCAAAGAAATGAACGCCACACAACACCGCAAAACAGCCAGGCTAATCAACGATCGTATCTGGGACGAAACATTCGACGATGAAATGGCAGTCAGTGCCAGGTACGCAGCCGCTAAACGCTTCACCGATGAAGACAAAGCAATCGAACTCTGGTACGAACGAGAATCCAATGCTGGAAAATCTTAGACCGCCAGTCAAAGTAGTCCCCTGCAAAGTCCGTACACTCCTAGAGTCACTAAGCGAACCCGACGCCGAAATACTAGAGGCCGCTGTAATGGACTCAGCCAAATGGAAAGTTAGCGTCTTAGCAAACGAGCTTAGGAAAGCCGGGCTGGTAATCTCAGATAAACCGATAACTACTCACAGGGCTAGGCAGTGCTCATGCTGGAAAATCTAGAACCTCCAATGGAGGAAACGGCAGACGTCCAAGCGTTACGCAAAGC